GCTATCCAGTCGACCGCAGCAGACAACTGAGGTGGTCCTCCTGGACATCGAAGAAGTCATTCGGCTCCTTGAGGCTATCAAGGAAATGGAAGGCGGCGCAAAGCAAGTCAAGTCCGGTGCTACCAAGGCTGCCAAGAGTGGCAAGAAGGTAGCCAAAAAAGTCAAGCGAGCACCTTCAGCATACAACCAATACATGAAGAAGAAACTTGCACAACTCAAGAAGAAGCATCCTAAGACGTCGCACACGGTCTTGTTCAAACGTGCGGCAAAGTCATGGAAGCGATCACCCGAACGTAAGAGGTCGATGAAATGAAGACGTTGGCAAAGTATCATTCAGCATTGGAACTATCGACCACGCCAGGTAGCGGAGTCTTTACCATTGAGACAACCACGACAGGATTTAGCAACAATTGGAGAGAAGCAGGAACCAACACAGGGTTTTTTGTTTCAGAGAACTTCTTTGACATGGCAGGATTGACGATGGATGATAAGACGTTGATGATTGATGCCATGACCACGCAAAGTTGTGGCAACACATTGATTGGTGGTGGTGCTGCTGGCGATTCTATGGTTGTGTACGACATCATGACAAGTATTCCTGTTGACCTAGACGACGCTGCCACACGTGCGGGCGTCATCAACTTTGGATTGGGATACCCTGCCAGTGAACTCAACTTCGAACACGTCTTGTATCAACGCCGACGTCGTTACACGTTGGACATTGACACCGCTGCGGCGTTTTGTCTTGTTGCAGAGGATACTCAAAGCGGTTCGCTTAGTCCAACTGCTTCAGACAGAATTTACACTTACAGATGTGTTCAAATCTATGACATCAACTCAACGTTGACCGGTCTCACGTTAGAAGCAGTTCGACATCTTATACAAACCGACGTTAAGGAAGAACCAACTTACGAATACCTCATGCGTCTGAAGAGATCATACGACTTGCAACAAACGGACAGGGATTGATGTCGCATGGAGTGGTATTACGCCCCTTGGCAGTATGAACTTAGAGAGGCATACCAGGGCGGACGTCCTAAAGCCGTTCTTTCAATCGGTGCACGGTTTGGAATTCCTCCAGCCGTTACTACTACTGTCCTTGCTGGCGGGGTGTTTCTCGCCTACGCACCGCTCTTGCAACCCGGACCGCCAGCAAAGACACCTACTAAAGGAACTCTCCAAATTTACAATCTTGGAGGAGGCATGGTAGTATGACAGAAGAAGAAATTTCAATTGCAGAATCAAAAACGGAATCACGCACAACTCGATTTGCCAATTGGCTAATGGAACGTGAAGAGCGACGGCAAGAGAAGGAATCAAACCTCGAAGGCTTGGTCCGTCTGAACGTTCTCGTTTCGTTTCTCACTCTCGGTTTGGTCGGTGGGTTCGAAACTATTCAACTTGCTATCACAATGATCCCCTATTTGTAGGACAGCATTTAGCGTGTGCCACCAATTCATCAACAGCCATTTGGCTGGTGCGTGATGTGGGTCTTCGTCATAGTGCATCAGGGTGCCGTCAATCATTTCCATCACGACGGCAATCATGGTTTGTTGTTCTTCATTCATATGTCCAACACTCCGCACAAATCAAAGGGGCAAACCACGCTGATGGACAACGCTTTTTGTTTGCGATGGCATCGGTGCATGGAATGATTTGAACACATCTGGGGCAATAACTACACACGACACTCACACCTATGGAAATTACAACAATGATAGACTTCAACAAATGGTCCCTCGCCTTCAAGTGGTTGTTCATACAACCAATTGCGACGGCATGAACCGCAACGGATGCCGTGAAGTATCCCATCACCGGATCGAGCATTCCACGGTAGAACCGTGTAAATCGGTTCAGCATCGGGTTCAGGCTTGAATGTTGAGTTGGGTCGGCCCAATTGCCGGCCACAGTTGCAAAAGAAAATATTCGTTCTGGCCATTTCACTCACCATAACAAACCGGACAAAGGCCCTTGCGGTGCTTCGGGTTGCATTTGTCGTTGAGATCTCCCCACACACGGCCCGATTGAGGGGCATAATGTTCAGTGTTGACGTCTCCCTCTTCGGCTGGATGGCCGTTGCGGGCAAATTCAATCAATTGAAAGCGCACCCATCCGCTAAAATTGGTCATTCTTTCCGCTATCAAGGCGGTCCTGTCGTCAAGGCTAATGGTCTTGTTCTTGGCCATGACACTCCTATGGCTATCTACTATAAGTATGTATGTATCACTATGTCTGCTACTAACATGTCCACCCCTTGGTCCTGCGTAGCATCAGCCCTGCGACAAAAGTAGAGTAGATTAATGTGCCGCAGGGTGAAGACTATAAGCCAATAATAATTAGAATAAATTGGTCGGGGGAGCCGGCCCTTCGACTTTGACGTAAGAGACAGCCCCCGACCACCCAAATGAAGTGATTACAATGGCATCAAAGAAAACCAGCATGTTCACGCTTACCGAGCGTGTGACGATTACCGCACAAGATACAGCCACGTTTGCAACTATCGATCTCGGTAGTTACGTCGACGTTGGTGACCGACAAGCACTTCAGGTCCATTCGGTGGATTTCATCTTCCAGGGCACAACTGCCACCGAACTTTTCCCAATTGCCACCATGGGCGGCAGTGGAAACGTCATTGTGCAAGTTACCGATCTCAACCGTGGCGGCTTGGTCTTCTGCGATGACCGCGCATTGGTTGCCTCTGGTGTCCTACAATACGACACCGACGGCGGCAGCGACATCGTCACTGACCTTTACCCCGACAATTACGGCAAAGGCTCTGATGATGGGCGATTTGTGGTCAACGATGCCCTTTACATCTCGGCATTGTGTAATCCCCTCGATACTGTCAACAACAAGGAGTGCAACGTTACCGTTCGTGTCAATGCAAGCATCGTTAGTCTAACCGCTAAGGACTTCATGGCCATCGCTATCCAGTCGACCGCAGCAGACAACTGAGGTGGTCCTCCTGGACATCGAAGAAGTCATTCGGCTCCTTGAGGCTATCAAGGAAATGGAAGGCGGCGCAAAGCAAGTCAAGTCCGGTGCTACC